GCAGCAATAACAGCAGCAAACGTAATTGATGAATTATCTAAAGTTGTAGATGCTATACCATCTTCACTATACGGAAAAGAAGATTTATTCATTTACATCCCTTCTGCAATAGCTAAGGCTTATGTTCAAGCATTAGGAGGATTTGCAGCTAACGGATTAGGAGCAAATGGTGTAAACGCACAAGGTACACAATGGTGGAACAATGGTTCACTAAGTGTAAATGGTGTTAAAATCTTTGTTTGTCCAGGAATGAGTAGTGATGTAATGTATGCAGCACAAAGAAGTAACTTATACTTTGGAACAGGAATCTTAAATGACACTAACGTAGTGAAAGTTTTAGATATGGCTGACTTAGATGCTTCAAACAATGTTAGAATGGTAATGAGATTTACTTCTGCAGTACAATTTGGTATTGCTTCTGACATCGTAGAATACGCATAATAATTAACTAACTGAATTAAGGCAGGTAGAATAATCTGCTTGCCTTTTTTTTTAAAATAAATATAAATACTATGGCTTGTACACTAAACACAGGTAGAAAAGTACCTTGTAAAAGTGCCTTTGGGGGAATAAAAACTGTTTACTTTGCTGACTTTGGAACTATCGCATCAATTGCAGTAGATTCAACAACAAAAGAAGCAACAATAACAAATGGTTCGCCTGCCCCAACTTGGTACGAATACGATGTAAAAGGTAATTCATCTTTAGAAACAACTGTAACAAGTTCTAGAGAAAATGGTACTACTTTTTATACTCAAACTTTAAACTTAACATTAACTGCTAAAACTCAAGCAGAACTACAAGTTCTTGCAGTAGCTAGACCTTACATCGTTGTAGAGGACTACTATGGTAATAGCTTCCTTTGTGGTTTTGAAAATGGAATGGATTGCACAGGTGGTACAGTTGTTACTGGTGCTGCTGCAGGAGATTTAAGTGGTTTCACATTAACTTTTGAAGGGTTAGAAGAAACTGCACCTTATTTCTTAGATAACGCAGTTACTCCAGATGCAACACAAATAGACCCAACTGCATAATAATAGTTTTTTTTAATTGAAAATCAAGCACTCTTAATAGGGTGCTTTTTTTTTGCTCAAATGATTGTACAAATTCCTTATATTATTACGTTATATAAGTAATGATTATATTAACTACATCAGCAACTGCCCAAGCATTATCCGTAATCCCTAGAGAATACACCGATGCTTTTAGTGTATCTATCACAGATGATAGCACTAACGTAACAAAATACTATGATATAACATCAGCAGTAACTTCAGGCAATTATTTAAACTTTAATTTAACATTTAATCCTATCTTAGTAGAAAATCATTTTTATGATTTAAGATTATATATTGATTACAATTATTGGAATACAAATTATAGTTTTTGGAATTTATATGACCAAATATGGAACTTAGATTCTGAACAAATAGATGACATCTATAAAGATAGAATATTCTGTACAGACCAAGATGTAGACCAATTAAATAAAAACGACCATTATGAATTAAATAAAGGTCAATACCTGACTTATGATGGGTATGATAATACATATTTAGTAATATGAAAAATAGAAAAAGAAATACATTAGGGCAATTTGTAAAAAATTCTAAGGTATCAGAGTTTGGCTTTGTTAATTTAAGCACATATACAAGTCCTGAAATTGAAGAAGTTCAAGGTAAAGAATGGGTTCAGTATGGTGCTGATAATAATTACTTTCAGTTTTTGATTGATAGATATAATGGAAGTCCAACTAATAATGCTGCTATAAATGGTATTAGTCAGCAAATTTATGGTAAAGGTCTGAACGCAACAGATGGCAATAGAAAGCCAAACGAGTACGCCCAAATGCTTTCTTTATTTAAAAAAGAATGTATTAGAAAATTATGCTATGATTTAAAATTAATGGGTCAATGTGCTATACAAATTATATATACTAAAGATAGAAAACGTATTGCTCAGGTAGAACATATGCCTATTGAAACTTTAAGAGCAGAAAAATGTAATGAAGATGGAGAAATACCTGCATATTTTTATTTTAAAGATTGGGCAAACATTAAAAGAAGTGATGAACCTTTAAGAATACCTGCTTTTGGTATGTCTAATGAAAGTATTGAAATATTATATGTAAAACCATACAAATCAGGTTTTTATTACTATTCTCCTGTGGATTATCAAGGTGGGTTACAGTATTGTGAACTTGAAGAAGAAATTAGCAATTATCATTTAAATAATATAATGAATGGTCTTGCTCCGAGTATGTTAATCAATTTCAATAATGGAACGCCAAATCAAGAAGAACGTAAATTAATTGAAAATAAGATAGCACAAAAGTTTTCAGGTACAAGTAACGCAGGTAAATTTATTCTAGCCTTTAATGACAATAAAGAAAGTCAAGCTGAGATAACGCCTGTTCAATTATCTGATGCACATAATCAGTATCAATTTTTATCTGATGAATCGGCTAAAAAAATAATGGTTGCCCATAGAATTGTATCCCCTATGTTATTAGGAATAAAAGATTCTAGTGGATTAGGAAATAATGCAGATGAAATAAAGACTGCATCATTACTTATGGATAATACTGTTATTAGACCTTTTCAGGAACTTTTAATAGACAACTTTGATAAAATACTTGCATACAACGATATATCCTTAAACCTCTACTTTACGACTTTACAACCATTAGAGTTTACTGAAGTTGATAGTTCAATACAAGACAAAGAAACTATTGAAGAAGAAACAGGAGTTGAAATGCAAAAATTTAGTCTTAAAAAAATAGATGGTCAAGATGTTTATAAAACTAAAGAAGAAGCTATAAAAGTAGCTGAAGAAAAAGGTTGCGAAGGTTATCACGAACACGAAGAAGATGGCGAGATTTGGTATATGCCTTGTAAAACACACGCAGAAGTGCCTAAATTATCAGATGAGCAAGGTAACTTAATGCTAGAACATTTAAAAGGCGAAACAGTAAATGATGAGTGGATTATTACAGATGTCAGAGATGTTGATGAAGATAACCTCGCTAATGATGAATGGGTTGCTGCTAGTATAGTAAACAAAGAAACTACATTAAGTAAAATAAAAAAATTAGTTGGATTAGCTGATGAAATAAAATCAAAAAATAAAGGTAGTTCTTATAGCGACTTAGATTCTAAAAACTATAAAATAAGATACCAATATTATAAAAAATCTAATGCAAAATCTATACAAAGAGATGCAGATGGCAAAAGAAAAAGCACTTACGAAACAAGAAAGTTTTGTGAAAATATGATGGCATTATCAAGACAGGGTGTAGTTTATACTATTGAAGATATTGACAAAGCAAGTAGAGCAGGTGTTAATGGTGGTTTTAGTCCAGAAGGTAAAAGCACTTATGATTTATTCAAATACAAAGGTGGTTGCTACTGCAGACACGCTTGGAAGCAAATTTTATATAGAAGAAAAAAAGGTGCGCAAGTGAGTGAAAACTTAAAAAACTATAGAAGAACAGGCGATATACCATCTACATACAAACGAAATCCTTGGGGAAGTAAAGATGCAAAAAAAGCAACATTTGATTTACCGAATCACGGCTCATTAAAATACACTTACTAATGGCAACACAATTATTCATAAATAGAACTGACTTAGTTAGAAACTCAATACTTGATGGGAATATAGATACATCAAAATTTATTCAGTTCATAAAGATAGCACAAGAGATTCACGTACAGAACTATATGGGCACAAAGTTGTATGATGGTTTATCTGCAGCAATACCTAATATTGACCAACCTGCTAATGCTAGATGGAAAACTTTATTAGATGACTATATAGCACCGATGCTAATATGGTTTGCTCAAGTTGATTATTTACCATTTGCAGCATACCAAGTTCGTAATGGTGGTGTATTTAAACATAGGTCAGAAAATTCTGATACAGTTAGTAAAGAAGAAGTAGATTATCTAGTAGAAAAGGCTAGAACTAATGCTGAGTGGTATTCTAGAAGATTTATTGACTTTATGTCTTTTAATGAAATAACATACCCTGAATACACAAACAACACGAATGATGATATATACCCAAGTTATGATGCTACATTTAATGGTTGGGTACTATGAGATATAAACCGAAAGAAAAAAATATAGAAAAATTAAAAATATTTCTAAAAAAGATACAAAATAATAAAACAAAAAAATTAAAGTATGGCAACTCTATTTAACACTAAAATTTCTGCAACTTATGAGGGTCTATTTAAGACAATCGATAATGCTGCAATAACTGCTTCTTTAAAAGAATTAACAGATGGTTCAGGAAACCAATCAGGTCTTTATGTAAATACTGCAGGAGATTTTAAAGTTTCTAATATATTAGAATGGGGTTCACTAAAAGACACAGGCACAGGGGTTACAATAACTCGTTATGTAACTTCTACTGATGGAATAGAAAACTTTGATAATAATACTTCACTTCCTACAAGTGCTGCTGTAAAACTATATGTAGATAGTAAATTTGCTACTTCAGATACTTTACAGGAAGTTTTATCTTTTGGAAATACAACAGGTGGAAATGATATTGTAGTTTCTGCTAGTGATGACATTACATTTACTGATTCTAGTAAAATTTTAATGGGTGCATCTAGTGATTTACAAATATATCACGATGGCTCAAATTCTTATATTATAGATGCAGGAACAGGTGGTTTAACAATACAAGCTAATGCAGATTTTGCTTTACAATCTACTGGAACAAATGAAAACTTTATTACTGCTGCTACTAATGCCTTTGTAAAATTATATTTTAATGGAAACGAAAAACTAGCAACAACTAATACAGGAGTAGATATTACAGGTAATCTTGTAGTAAGTGGAAGTATCACAGGAGCAGGTGGTTCATTCTTGCCACTTGCAGGGGGTACAATGACAGGTAATACTTTACACGGAGATAGTATAAAATCTTTATATGGCACAGGAAATGATTTAGAAGTTTATCACGATGGTACTCACGCAGTTGTAAATAATACAACAGGAAATGTATATCTATCATCTTTAGGAGCAATATTTTTAAGAACAAACACAAATGAAACCTCATTATTAGCAAATGCAAATGGTAACTTAGAATTATATTACGACAATTCAAAGAAATTTGAAACCTCATCAACAGGTGTATCAGTTACAGGTGCTTTATCTACTACACTACTACAGCAGATGTAACAGTAGGAGCAAATGCAACTTTTGTAGATAATGGAAAAGCTATATTCGGAGCAAGTTCAGATTTTCAAATATTTCATAATGCTACATCAAATGCAAACATAATATCTTCTTTATTAGACAGGCAATTACAGATTACATCTAATAATTTATTTATTGGAAATCAAGCTGCAAGTGAAAATATGATAACTGCTATTGCTGATGGAGCAGTTTCTTTATATTATGATAATACAAAAAGGATAGAAACAGTTTCAGCAGGTGCAAAGGTTACAGGAAACCTAGAAGTAACAGGCACAATTACAGGAAGTGGTGGTTCGTTCCTACCTTTAGCAGGTGGAACAATGACAGGCGATACTATTCATAATGATAATGTTAAGTCTATTTATGGAACTTCTAGTGATGGATTAGAAGTTTATCACGATGGTTCACATTCATACTTAAAAGATTCAGGAACAGGAGATTTAAAAATTTCATCTAATACTGTAAGAATAGAATCTAATGGTGCTGAAAATATGATTATTGCTAGTGCTAATGGAGCAGTAAATCTTTATTATAATAATAATCAAAAAATAGCAACTACAAACACAGGTATATCAGTAACAGGAAATGGAGTGTTTAGTGGTAATGTTTCTGTGCCTGATAATCAATATTTTACAGCAGGTACTGGTGGGGATTTATTAATTCGACATTTATCCAGTGATAATTCAAGTTACATTCAAAATTATACAGGAGATTTTAACATTGAAAATAGAGCAGTAACA